CATGCTTTTTTCTTTCCTCGCTTTCATATTCTGCACATTTTTCGGCGCAAATAGTCCCTCCACAGGAAAACATAGCTTCTGGCATTTGCAATTTTTCATTTATTTCAAGCCAGTAATAAATTTGGCGTAAAACAATGGCTTCATTTAGCCCTAATTTTTACTGCTAAATCTGGTTTGATGATAACGCTTTCTTTGCTGGATAAAAAAAGATCTGATAATTTACCTTTCATATTAGATAACCTCCTTGTTGGTCGTAGGCACTCTCCGTATTGTGCCAGAATCCTTGATTTATAAAAACAGTGGACAGGCGTATCAAGGTTTACGCTTTTCGGGAGCTACCCTAGACCACTGAATTTACCGAATTATTTTTCAAGAGTTACATAACCGAGTTTTTCTAACTCATTTATCGCATTATCAATAACATTTATTTTTTCTTTTGAAAGATCATATAATTCCTTTACATTGAAATTATCTTTGTCAACACTCATCATCAAAGCATATATTCCCTTTGCTTCAAGGGAAATATTTCTATTATGAAGCACTTCTTTGCTTACTACACAATAATTTTTATATGACATTTTTGCTTTCCCTCCCCATTGTAAGGTTCCATTTTAAATCGAACCTTTCCAGACCTCATTTTAAATGCGGGCTGTCTAAAAATTCAAAATTATGCCGCAATTTTATTAATTCCTTTATTCAGAATAAATTCTTTTATTTCGTTATATCCCCATCCATATCCGACTAATGCGCTCACAAGCATTTCTGCGTTCTGAACTTTCACCAACTCTTCTTCTGAAAAATAATCTCTCATACTTTCTTTTTTTGTGATTCCGAATTCCTCTCTCAGTTGCTTGGCGTTTTTGCCAAATATGGACTTGTAAATAACGTCTGTATATGTAGAATAGGCATGTCCGTGCATTCTTTCATTTTCAGAAGATTGCTGGATTGCCTTTGTCAATGCCTGTCTTACTGCTATTCCTTTAGCTCGTTCAAGTTCTGCTGCACGCTGCTTTTTAAAAGCAATTTTTAAGGATTGTTCGCAACCAATAAAATAGTTTCTTGCTTGTTCTCCTCTTTCAGATTTTGATAGCATTGAAAGTTTTTTGGCGAAATGGGCAGTTATCTTATAATCAACAGTTTTATTACCCTCGACATAAATGTCGAACCCCCAATAGTCTTCATTTTCTACCGCAAATGAATTGTCGATAATATTTGTTTTCGCCCATCTTGAAAATTGTCCCTGTGCAAGTCCTAAAAATGAATATAGTTTTCTTGCAGTAGTCATGCCTTCTTCGTCAATCCCAAGTGCAATCTCAATAGGTGTCTGTTCACTTGTTATCAAAACTTCATTTTCCATTCTCCATTCCTCCTTATATTGATGGATAAAATAAAAAGAGCCGCCAAGTAAGATAAAAATTCCTCAAAATTGAGAAATGTTAATTTCTTCTTAGCGGCTCAAAAAATCAAGACCGTGTGTACTTCTTCATTGAAGAAATTATACCACACAATCAGTCAAAAATCAATATGCCGGGGACGGTTTGAAACGGCTATCTGTATCATTTTGGGCTTTTGTTACAGCTTTCGCAATCTCGCTTCCATCCAGAATAATGCTGTTCATAATGTACTGCGGATTCTTGTTTCCGCTGTTCATACTCATTGCCATTGCAACGCCCTGCGCTACTGCTTTTGTCATTTCTTCTTTTGTAAGTCCCATGCTTCCGTCCGAACTAGAAACAATGCTGTCTGCGATCTTCTTCATGGTTCGTGGATTTTCCAGAGGAAGAACGGCTTCGGAACCGGCTTCACCGATGCCGATTACCTGTGCACCATTGAAAAGACCACCTTTCGCGTACCAATCAACACTAGAGTTCCATCTCCATTTGTGGGTATTACCCTCTTGCCAGTTAGTATAATTCATTTGCAAATGTGGCGTTTTTATATGAACAGATTCTATTCCACGTTTAAAATCATTCATCGCATTTAGCCCAACAGAATAGAGTCCCGAAAAATTTCCATTAATAGTTTTTCTGATTGAAGAAAAAACTCTTGCAACAGACGACATATTATTTTCGGCATAAGTAAGCATTTTGCCAGTTTCCGTGTCAACTTTTCCAGAAGCCTTTTCCCAAATCTGGTTTGTATTGATAAGAACAGAAGACCAATAGCTTTGAATGGTTGTCATAACCTTACCCATTACATCTTTTGTATCGGTGTCCATGGTTCCGAGGGCTGTCGATACTGCATTTGCAGAATTTCCCCAGTTTGTTTTAGAGTTGGTTTCAACATCATCATTCGTGTTCTTTATCTTCGACCAAATGGAAGGCATTGTGCTTTCTGTGCTTTTTTTCATTCCAGCCATTGCCGTGCTTACGGCGGTATTGGCGAGACCAAAGCCAGTTTTTGTCTTGGATGATACGGAGCTAGAAGCATTTGCAACAGCGGTAGTAATACCTCCAACTGCTGTTTTCACAGATGTATTCATTCCATCGAAAGAATTCTTTGCACTTGTTTCCATTGTGACAACTGCATCTGGAAAATCTTTTCTGAGTTTTTCATCTAATTCATCTAACGGAACGCCAGCATTTTTTAATGACGTATAAACTGCGTCTAGCGCTTCTTCTGTATTAGCATATGTTCTTCCAGATATTGCACTATCAAGAGCATCTTTAGCAGTTAAGTAGTTTCCACTAAATTGATCAGAGCTAAGACTTAAAAGATAAAGTTCGTCTTTCAAATCAGATATACTGATTTTGGTTGTGTCAAATTTTCCAGCTGATTCAGATACACCATCTCCAAGGGCTACAGCTTTATCAGTCATATCTTCCAAAAATCCAGTTGATACACCCGCCTGTGCGCCGTATTTTTCGAGAATTTTTCTTGCATCTTCGGTTGATACGCCAAATTCTCCAAGTTTCTGAATGAAACTATCGTACATTTCAGAATTTGATTTTCCGGCACTTCCATCTGCTTCAATTAACTTCCAAAGCTCTTCTGCTTGATCTTGCGTTATCTTATAAGCACTTTCCATCTCGCCTGTATAATCATGGAGATAACCACCTGTTTGTGATAGAATTCCATTTCCACCTTGCGCAGCTTCTGTAATACTTGCAATTCCTCTTGCGAGTTTAACGGATAATGCCGTTGCGACAAATACAATCCCAGCGGTTCCAAATATAGTACCAAGCGTTGAAGAAAATGAAGATAATCCACCTGTAGCCGCCGTTTCCGCTGCTCCACCAATATCACCGATGATAGTAGGAAGAGAAGATGCGGTATCAAGTGGGAAATTTAAAAGTTTTGAAGCTAATGAACCGATTCCACTTGCAAAGGAAAAGATTTTGGTGGCAATATCCTTGGCTATTTTGATTGCAAACAATGTTCCGAATGCAGCACCAACTTGTTTTATAAATTCTGGATCAACTCCACTTAATTTTTCAGCCAGCCAATTAATAGCATTTGCAATACCATTAATTAAGTCCGCTCCAATATTAATTATTCCTTCAAGTCCGGTAATCAACGCATCTGCAAATCCCTCTGCGAATGGTTGGAATGCAGACCATAAATTTCCAAGAGCAGTTCCAACAGCATTCCAATCAACCTTATCAATAAAATTCTGTATTGAGGTTTTTACACGGTCAATGCTACTCCAAATCCACTCCCAGTCAACATCAATAACTCCGAAATTATCAAGTGCAAGTACGATTCCACTGATGCCAAGTGCCATTGCTGCATAAGGATGTTTTGCCAATAAAGCAAGTCCTTTTCCTAATGGGCTGTCTTTTCCGATGATTCCACCAATAAAGGTTAATCCTTTGAATCCAAGGATTGCAATGGAGATTTGTCCAAGTCCTTTTCCAATTGCCTGTGCAGTTTCCGGGCTGATATTCTTTATTGCATCGGCAATTGAGTTCAAGCCTCCAGGAAGCGTTGTATTGATGAAATTTTCTCCAACATCGAGCAAATCTTTGAAGAAGTCAACAATTCCCTGTCCAACATTTTGTGCAAATGGCGCAAGTGCATCCCAGAAGTTTTTCAATGCCGAATTAAGTTCGTCCCAGTGAATGTTGTTTCCGAAATTTGTTAATGCGTCAACAAGTTCCGGGATTGCACTATTCATTGTCCATGTACCTACCGGCACTAAGAATTTCTCATAGAAATCCATGAGACCAGTCCAAACAAATTTTGTTGGCTTTTGAAGCATTGTAAAGAAACTGGAAAGCGAGCTATTCAGTTTACCCCAATTGATTTTATTCAGTAAATCATTCGTAATATTAAAGAACCGTGGAAGCCCGGAATTATCAGATAACATCCATAATCCAATTGGTTTCAGATAATTATTCCACAAATCTTTCAGAGCTGTAATAGAGAAGTTTCCAAGCTTGCTAAGACCTTCACTGTACAGTTTCTTGATTGATTCTGTGGTTGGTTTAGCTGCTTTACGAATTTTCTTAAATACAGCTACAATCTGATCAGCGGTATCATTTGCCTTATTATTCATTTCTTCAAAAGCTTTATCCCATGCAGCTTGATACTCTGATAGGGCTTTATCTAATGCAGCATCCAATTCTGGAAGGTGTGCACTCCCACCGCCTCCACTTCCGGAAGAACCGGAAGAATTGCTAACTTTTGCATCATTTAATTGATTTAATTCATCAAATGAAAGCACAGAAAGACTTTTTTGTAATTTCTTCGCATTGTCATTTGTTTTGTCAAGCCCGGAAGCTGCATCTTCTGTACTATCTGCAATACTTCCCATATCAACTGCGGCACTTCCTGTTGAGGCAACATAGTCGGACATTTTGATGCCTAAAAGTCTTCCAATCCACGAAAAAGCTCTCTGAATTGCAATAACAAAGGCGTTCATATATGGAAGAATCTTTGAGATAATTGGAATGAATAATGAACCGATAGTTCTTGAAAGTGCTGAAAAATTAGATTGCAGTAATCTTAATTGGTTCGCCGGCTGATTTATCGTATTAGCCAGGTCACCCCATGCATACTTTGAACTATTCAAGATTGTTATAGTTCTCAGAATAGCCTTGTCCGATTGACTTAAACTTGATACAGTAGCGTCAATTCCAAGATTATAAAGTTCCTGTTGTAAATTTGCCACACGGATATTAATGCCGTACTTGTCAAGAGCCCGGCTCATTCCGGCTATTCCGGATGCCATATCATTCCATACATCGTTGAACTCAAGGTTCTTTACAGAAGCAAGGTCTGCCCCGATTTCAGTCAAAGCCTTCGAAACCTTTGTTGACGCATCTGCTGTTGCTCCCATAGATGATGCCATCTGAGCATAGGTAGCTTGATAGTTCATCGTTTGGTTCGGATCAAGTCCGAGGCTCGTGCCTTTTGTTCTAGTCAGATTACCTGCATCTGATACTTCAAATCCAGTCATTTTTTTTGTCAGTTCTTTTGCACGTTTTTCAAAAGAACCCACATATTCCTCTGCGGATTTTACTCCTGCATTCTTCCACTTGCTCACGTCCAATCCGTCTGTAACTTGTTCGAACGCAGAATTGAAATAGTTCAATGTTTCAACATAATCAGATGCAGACTTTACAGAATTCCAAAGTGCTTTAATTCCTCTTGTCACAGTAAAGAATTTTGCATATAATCCAGCAAGCTGTGAAGTTAATGAGCCAGTCTTTCTTGTGGTTACAGTTGCGGTATTTCCAAAATTAGCTAGTGCAGAGCTTGCAGAGCCAATCATGGAAGATAATTTTCTTCCTGCATTTCCAAGCACATTTGCGGCATTTGATAATCTCGAAAATGAATTCGTAAGAGAATTTGTGGCTTTATTTATTTTCCCACTTGCAGTAGCTAACTGTGCCAAAGCTTCTGTCATTCTTACTGTGTTTTCGCTGATTTTTGGTGCGGTTCTCATTACATTGAAGAATGACAATACTTCATTTGCTAGTGTTCCAAGTTGTCCAGAAGATTGAGAAATTTTACCGCCGGCACTTGCCAACTGTGCAATTGACTGAACAAACCTATTTACGGAATCTGAAATTCCATCAACACCAATAAAGCTTTCTGTGATAAATTTCAAGCTACTTCCCAATTCAGGTAATTCAGCGGATACATTTGCAATATATTCGCCGGAATTGGCTAGTCTAGCCATTGAATTAACAAAACGATTAACACTTGCAGATACATCCGGTATTGCCGATAATCCAGATAACTGAGTGATTATCTCGCCAAGTTTCATAGAATTAAAATTACTAATATCTACCTGGCTAAATCTGCTAATGGAATTAATGATTGCGTTCAAACCGGAAGCTTTATAATTAACATTTCCCATGGCTCTTAAAGAATCTGAAAACTGTTTCATTCCATCGGCAATGCTTGTCATCTGTCCTGCATCAATTTCTTTAAGTTTTCCGGTAACTGCATCTTTAATTCCTGTAGTATCTACATCCAGAGTGACTTTTACAGCGTTATATTTCAGTTCAGCAACTTTATTGATTGCCTTCTGAATATCCATTGTTATCTTATCCGTATTGATTTTTACATCAATAGGGAGCTGACCGTCCGTACCTTTTAATGCGTCATTAAGTCTTGTTTTTACCTGTTCAGCGAGCTGCTGAGTGGAATCGACAGCCATTCCCCACACTTTGTCCGATGCTTTTGAAGCGTTTTCTCCATAAAGCGATTCTATTGATACTGGCTTTATTGATTCTCTAACTTTTTTGATATTTTCAAGTATGGTAATCAGCTGATCTGCTGCATTTATAGTATCTCTTGGTACAAGAGTTGGGAATCTATCTGCTAATTCTTGCCAGGATTTGTCAAGTGTAATGCCTTTGGTTGCATCTGTAACAACCTTATTCAGATTGTTTTTCAGAATCTCAGAAAATTCGCCTTTACCAAGGTCGGCTTTTAGCATATCGGAAACATAGATTTTCTTGTTTTTGAAGTAATTATTGAAATCAATCCATTCTTGTTCTGCTCCATCTAAGTAGCTTCCAAGATTAGCTTTTACTACACTTCCGCTTTTGAGAATCGTATTTCCAATTTCTTCAACAATGCTTCCAACATTTCCAGAGATTTCTTTTCCGTCAAAAGACTGTGCCATTTCCTTTGCAAGTTCGTTCATTTGAGAACGAACTTTTGAAGCAGCACCGCCTTTTAAGTTAAATGCTTCAATTAATTGCTTTGAAATGGAAGAGGTATCAATTTTAATATCACGTACTGTTTTATCAATGGCGTATTGCAGTTTTTGTGTTTGATCTCCACCCTTGATATCCAAATCAATACTAATCTTTTGATTCTGAAGATTGCTAAGGTTGATTTTACTAAGTGTGTTTAATTTTGAAATAGCACTATCAAGCCCAGAAGTACGGACATTTCCTAGAGAATTAAAGGCAGACGTAACCCTTCCAAGTTCCCTTGCATAACTACGTAATCCATTTGTATTAACTCCGCTTAATGCGGAATTAACTTCTGTGAGTTTATTTGAAAGATTAGTCAGCGCACGTACTGCTTTTTCTGTACTACTGCTAATTTGTATATCAAGGGTATCAATGGTATTGTCAGCCATAAAAACACCTCCTTTTAATCAAAAAAATAAGGGCAGACAAGACTTATTCATCCTGCCTGCCCTTTTCATGGTTAAGTTCAAAGTTTGCCTGCATGAGTTGCAAGCTTGCCAAAAGTGCGTTTCTCTGTTTTTTCTTTTCTTCTTCGGAAAGTATGCCTTCCTGTTTACGCTTTTCTTCCTCTGCTGATTCCAGTAAAGGTTTTTTCAAATACTCTGCTTTAGATTTTTTCCCCATTAAAGCATTCGCAACAGCCGTGAATGTGGCTGATGTTTCATAAATGCCAGCTTGCCATAATTCGGCATCTTTCCTCTTTTGGCGTATCTTTTCAGCTTCGAGATAAGGTTTTAATTCAGCTGGCGTAGAATCCATAAATTCTTCTTTGGATACACCGATAGAGAGGTATAACGGAAGAATCTCTTGGTAAACAGCTTCTCGAAAAGTTAATTTTTCTTTTTGTGATCCTGTGGGAGCTTCGTTGCATTCTTCTCCACTGCCTGCGCTTCTGCTACTGCATTCAGCAGACCGGATAAAAAACCATTTTTCTCCAATTCTTTGTCAAGAAGTTGGTATAAATCAAATCCGCTTTTGGGATTTTCCTCAGTTCCTTCATCTTCGTAATCATCCAAAAGGTCACAGACTTTATTAAGAACAACTTCTTTTTCAGAATCACTTTCATACCCAAACTCTTCCTTGTGCTTCTTTTGAAGTCCGGCAAGAAGCAGTTCCGGGAGAAGAGAAATCATTTTCTGAAGGCTTCTCTCTTTTCCATCTGTAATCCCCTGTACCTTGTCCAGCACATCTGTTTTTGTAAGAAGTCCGTATCCAAATACAACCTTATATTCTTTTCCATGTACATTAAAAGTTACCATTTTATAATCCTCCCATTAAAAACATCATTCTGATTTTGTAAGAGCAACCTTTGTTTCAAGTCCCTTGTAATCTGTGATAATAAGGGAAATGGACATTGTTGCAGCTTCATTCTGTCCAACTTCTGGAAGTGGAATCTCACGTCCGCACTCAGCTGTAACAAAGAATGCATCTGCCATATCCGGGAAAACAACCTCAAACCATGTTGCAAGTCCAGTTTCTTTTGCTGTCTTAGATGCACTATAAAGTTCCTTAATCTGCTTAACAGATTTATCTGGATCCATGATAAATTCGATTTCCCATGTACCGCCAGTATCCTGTCTACCAGCTGCATATTTTGTGATATAATCTTCCAATGCTGATACGTCAATCTGCTCTGTATCAAGTGAAATTCCACCAATAGAGCTTGCAAGCTCAAGTTGCTTAAAAGTTGTAGGCTTTACGCCTTTTTCGGTTTCAACTCCATAACCAAAAGTCACGCCTAATGTTGTCAAACGGCTCATTATTTCTCCTTTCTACCTTTAACTCTTTAAGGTCAGCAATTTTTTTCAAACAAAAAATCGGTAATATGCACGTAACCCTGTGCCGGGAGATAGCGGATCACCGCCTTTCTACTCTTCTTTGTCTGTTTTCAGTTCCGGTAATCCTGCTACAGAAGTAAGCAGAGATAAAAAACCAGAAAGTAAAGATGCGGATAAAACCATTTTCCAATCAACACTACCAATCACAGTTGCAGTACCGATGGTTGCTACCGCTGTTTGTGCGACTGTTTTCACAGCTCTAATTCCCGCTGCTTTCATCCAAAGTAATTTATCTGTTTTCATTCAGCATTCTCCTTTCATATTTTTAGATAAAAAAATAGAAGCATTTCTGCTCCTAATCTAATAAAGTTCCTGTATATATCCGACTGTATCGGCTCACAAGCTTTTTGATTCCACTGTCACCAAAAAACATTGGTTCCGGTCCGTATGTGCGGCGGAATCCCATGCTCACCATAGTTTTGTGACTTATCTTGTCCAATTCATACAATCTGGTTAATGCTTTGCTCCCAGATGTGAAGCAATTTACTTGAAATGATGGCATTGTTGCACATTCATCCCCTTCAAGGTCACCTCTTGTAATTGGATTACCAAGCATATAAAGCTGTGCGTATGCTTTTTTGCCAGAAGCATTTGTCTCGCTCCCATCCATGGAATAATTGTCTGCGCCGGTAATCTTAGAAACAGCCGCTCCCCACCTTGAAAAAACTTCCAATACAGGAGATTCTATTGTGTCTGGCATATCTGTCACCTCACAATAAAAAACGCGCCCACCTTCATAGTGAACGCATTGCATATCTTGCTACAATTTAACACTGTAATCATAACATAATTGGTTGGTATCATTCAGTATACTTTGGTATCATCTTCAAGAAGAGAACACCTCTTTGGCGATTTTGCGGATATTCTGAATGATTTCTACGCTTGCCTTATACATTGGCATTGTAGCTTCTGTACCGTAAGAACGTACCCATTCGCCAGAATCAGATACATATACCCAGGAATCGTTTTTTCCTTTTCCTTGTCCGTAAGAACCGATTATATAACCAAATTCTTCTCCTTTTGGATGCGGACTAGAACCGGCTGCACCATTGTAGTGAATACCTGCACCGAATTCTATAAACAAAAGGTCTATTCCTTCACATATTAAATGAGCTTCTGCATAGTCCCCAAAACTGTTGATTTTGATATAAGTATTATGGTTCTTATCAGAATCGCCTTGTGCTGCCAAAATATTTTGGTCAATGACCGGAATCCCTAATTCACATAATCTTTTTATGAAGATTTCATTTTTATTCCTTAAAGATTTTTGATAATTTTTTATTTCATCAATAGCTTTTTGGATTGATTTCTGTGATAAGGTACACTTTATTGTCTTACCCATCTTCGTTTCCTCTCTTAGAAATTCCGTATCTGGCAATATTGCCTTTTTGTGTGTCTAAAATCTTCTTTAGTGTGTAGTCTGGTAATACTGTTGGCTCTCCATTTTCATCCAAAATAAGGTTTCCATCCTCGCTTATTTGTGGGATTCTATCTATCCAAAATATGTCCGCTTCCTGTGGATGAAAATTTCGATTAAAGCTTGTAATATACCTGTCGTAATCTGGCACTATTCCGGCTGCAATTTCTTCCGGCGTTCCAGCAGTGGATGATACGGAAAAAGAGTATAAAACTGGTTTCTCATAAACTTTAATACGGTCTAATCCTTGTGTTTTCTCAGATATTCGTGACCAATATACCTTTTGCTTTTGACGGACTAATCCTCTCATGCAATCATCCTTTCTGCTCTAACAGGGGCTACATATGTGAATTGGTTTCCCAAAATATCTCTGGCCGTACCAATCACGAAATGGCCGTAGTCTGCCAGAATATTGCATACAAATTCCTCTGCGTCCACCCAATATCGTTTCTCAATCATACGGTGAAGCTCTGGCAGTAGACCATAGCTGAACATCACGCAATGCCCTAATTCGTGGATAAATACACGGTTCAGAAGTTCTCCATGCAAGTTGCTTGCAATTGAAATTGTCATTGTAGAGTAATCAGATACAGCAAGTGTCCTTTGCCCTGTACGGTCAATCAAAACATTATCATTGGGAGAAACAAAGCGCACTCTCCATAAGTCCCCATTCATATAGAATTGTTTCAGCATGGTTTCTCACCATCCTTTCTACGAAAAAAGCCCCTGCCGCATTAATTTGCGACAAGGACTTAATTCATTTATTGCTCTAGTTCATCTGCTGTACAAGTCTGGTCAGGTCAGTTTTCATTGACTGTCTGAGCGTTGCATCTGCATCAGACCACATTTCTGTGAGATTACGGATAATGTCAGATGTGTACTCTTTCATGGAATCATCCATTTTTCTTTTGGATTCCGTGTCTTTGGAATCATGATAGTGCCTACGATTCTCATCGTATCTATCATAGGATTCGCCATATCTGGATTTCTTCCGATTCATGTCACCCATTTCCATATCACTACGGTCTGGATGATATCCCATGCGGTACATATTGTGCTCAAATTCTGGATTGTTTAAATACTCATCCATCCAGTCATCATCTTCCATGTACAGATATGGTCTATAACCTTTTCTGGTTCCCCTACCTTTTGGAGCGAAACGCCCATTTGAATAGCGGTAACGGTCATATCCCATGCGTCCAAGATACTTTTCTTCCTGTTCGCATTCATCCATAGCTTCCACGATTCTGTAATCTTTATCTGCACAAACCGCACACTTTACTGCTTCCATGCAGTCTTTCAAATCGTCCCAGTCTTGAGCACTGAGATTATCAAATCCATGTGTTTTGGCTTTTTCCATGGCCCATTTTCCCATTTCCATTGCTGTCTTATGCATTCACGATACCTCCCCTCTTCACAGCCTGTACAACATTTTCTGCTGTTGGGGCTGTACCATTGATTGCAGTCAGATTGTTATTCGGACTACAAGCCGGATTCCCTAACATTTTGAACGCTCCACCAGTAGCGCTTGTTGCAACTCTGGTTGCATATTTTGTTCTGGTTCTGACGCCACATGCTGTTACCTGTGCGCAACAACGATTCTCCAATGGATATAAAGTTGTTCCTGTTCCTATCTGAATCATTACTGGGGCGGTAATTGTGGTTGTATTTGGAATGGACTGTGCTAAAACAATGCAGTATTTTTCTCCATTATTGTAGCTTCCTTCCGGGATAGTAACCACAAGATTTCCACCTGTGAATGCAATTGCAGTAGACAGCACAAGGTGATTGCAAAGCTTACAAACATTCTTACATGCCATATTTTTTACCTCTCAATCAATAAGAGGTGAGCCGCAACCCACCTCTTAGAATTAGTCAACCTCTAAGGGTGAGTTCAACAACTTTTGTTACTTTTAAGATAAATAGTCAGGGATATTCATTCTAGGGCTAGAATTTCCAGTTCTGTTCTTTTTACCAAATAAGCACTCTTCCGCACTCCATCCGGCATGTACCCTATACGCAATGGTTTCTTTTCCTATTCCAAGTTCTCTACTCCACTGAGAAATTGTTTTCTTTTTCCCACCGTACTCTAAAAATACGCTTCTTCTTTTGTTGCTGGCTTGTTCAAACCCAGTAATCCAGCAACAATTTTCGGGACAATAATTTCCATTTACGTCTTTTCTCTCAATGGTTAAGTCTTCTTGATATCCATTCGCATAAGCCCATTCTCTAAACGGCCAATATTCTTGCCACTCATCACACAATTTAATTCCACGTCCACCATAGTCTTTATAGTGCGGGTCATTTGGGTTAGTACATCTTGTTTTAATCGAAGACCATTTTTTATATAAAATTCCGGTTGATTCTCCATGACAGTTTCTACTTTGTTTTGAGTAATAACTTCGCAAACATCCGCAAGATGTACTTGTTCCCCTCATTAAATTGTATTGATAGCAATTGACATCATTGCCACAGTCGCAATGACATTGCCAATAATTAGAACGATTTTTCCTGCCTATTTTCTTTACTACGGTCAATTTTCCGAAACGCTTTCCTGCCAAATCTTCCGCTTTTGGGTGTAAACATCCACAACTTTTTGTGTGACCATTTCTTAGTCTAGATGTGTCTACGATCACAATATTGCCACAATCGCATTTGCATTCCCATAACCTATGTTTCCACTTATTGGTTCCTGCGCTAGATTCAACTGTAAGTTTCCCAAATTTTTGACCTATTAAATCTTGATTAACCATGCACCGTTCCTCCTATGATAATTTTATTATATCATAATAACGGTACATATTCAATTTTTAATTTAATTCAATGATAAAATCAGCAACAACCGTTGTTTCCCCCACATCCACAGCTTCCATAATATCCATACAAGTTGCTTGCCGGATATGCAGGAACCGGAAGCGGTGCAGTGCGTCTGAGAATTTCTGCTGTATTTGCGTTCATAGCCGCCTGTAATACCGCATTCTGGTCGGACTGTGAAGCTGCCAGTTTAAGTGCCTGATTCTCTGCTCTGAGGTCTGCTGTCTCTTTCTGGCAAAGATAATCAAGGATTGCTCTTGTGTTGCTATTCTGATTTTCCAGAAGGTCTCTGGTGTTGTTGTTCATTGTGTTCTGGAGAGCACAAGTGTTAGTGGCAAGGTTATAATTGATGCCCTGGATTGCTTCTCTTGTTTCGCAGCAACAATTTGCTAACTGAGACTGTAATGCATTGGTATTCTGCATACCGGCTACAGTATCAGCATTGATTGCCTGCTGAACGCCGTTGAAGCCTTGAAGCATTCCGACATTCATACCATTAAAGCCACTCTGCATGGTATTGTTAAGAGAATATGTGCTGTCACAGATACCCTGCTGAATACCTCTGATACCATTTTGAATATCATTAAGGGCGAATTCCTCATTAATATCTGAACGGGTAGCCCATCCTTGGAAGCCGGCACCATTTGTACCATTGCCACCCCAGCCACCAAAGCCGCCGAAACCGCCCCAGCCAAAGATAAGCAATATTATAATCCACCATGCCCAGCCACCGCCAAAGCCATAGCCTTCATCTGCACGGTTATTAGAGCCGCTTAATACAGCGACATCGCTTGCTGATAATCCACCATTCATCATAGCGATTACCTCCTTATTGATTTTTGTAATTTATACAAAATCAAAAGACCGCGGCTCTTTTAATTATTGTAGCGAATTTATTTTATTCCAAACTGATTCTTAACCTGCGATAACATATCATCAGGATTAATCCCTTTTTCTTGGCAAAGATTTCTTGCAAGTTTTTCAATTCCTGCATTATCACCTTTTTCCATCATGTTAATTGCATTGTCAATTACAGGATTATTTCCAGACTGTTGTTTCATCATATTGATTATGGCTTGTTGAGGATTCCCTCCACCACGTATCATCTGCATAAGTTGCATTGGATTCATCATCTCTGTTTACCTCCATTCTGCTTGGGTTCCGGTGTTCCCGACATTTGTGTCGGAAACATACTCTTTATTTCGGAAATCTCAGAACAAACATCGTTTCGAAGCTGATTAAACATAGCTTCTATGTCAATCGGTTTTTCTTCTGCCTTTGGTTGCTGTTGTTCTTCCGGATTTATAAGTCGGTAAACAAAAATTCTACTTCTTCCATCTGCCTGTAATTGTTTTCTATATATTTCTGTTCCATCTGTTTTTGGATAATAAACAGGGTTTCCAGACATATCTACGTCTTTTGCCTTTACAGTATCAATGCCATCTACCATCTGCCCTTGTAACATGGGAATTTGTGGTACTTGTGGCATTGGTTGTTGAATTTGTGCCTGTCCGTATGGCATTGCCTGCTGATAACTATTCTGCAATTGTGCTAATCTATCTTGATACGGCTGTATTTGTTGAAATGGTTGCGCAAAATACGGATTACCATACTGCATATCTCAAACCTCCCTTGTTTTTATAACTATATTTTACAATAATAAGAGGTTGATTAACACGCCACGATAACGCCATAAATACGCCACGTTTTATGAATACAAAGAAAAGCCCCGACAATACATCGGGGCGACTTTCATAATTTTCTTCTTTAATTTTCTGTTTATGCGGTCTACTGTTCTTGTGCTGTAGCCCATGATTTCTGAAGCTTCTGCAAGTGTTTTTTCTTCGTAAACACGCAATCTGAATAACTCTTTTTTCTCTGGAATCAAATCCAGCTTCACGCAAATAGAAGATTCTTTCATCTTCTGAAAAGTCTTTATAATCATCCATTCCACTGTCCTCCCTGTAGTGGAATCAATATTTACACCGGGAAAATGCCTTTTAGGGCAAAGCCTAAAACAATACCAATTATGCCAGTTATGACATAAGCAATTATTTTGTCCTGTAACTTTCCTGGTTTTTCCATGAGTGATTTTAAATTGTCGTTCATTTCGTCAACTGTATCCTTAATGTGTCCCAGGTCATTGTTGTATAAAGCAATTTTCTGTTCCAGCACATTGATACGTTCAAAAAAAACTCCATCCCTTTTGGAATGCTTTTCTTTCATCTCATGGACTGCACTTTCCAATTCTTTTAAGCGGTGTTCGTTGACGCACTCGTGTTCACATCCCATCGCTATTCCTTTCCATCACTCCCATTTTTAAGATATTGCTTCTACCCACCTAATTTGAAGCACCCCTGCGATACGTGGGAGGATTGACGTATCACGCACACACCATCTTAGAATCCGATAAATGGAAAAACTCCATGATTTACATAGATTTCAGTTTCGGAATCCCAGCTTCTATTCACAGAGGATTCGGAATGTGATCCTTGAAACTCAGCTCCCTGCTTTACTAGAAAGAAAAGAGCCAAATCAAATATGCAATCATAGCATTTCTCCATATCGGAATTTATTTTCTCATCACTGTAAGATGTAGGATAATTCCTTTTCTTCTTAAATGAACGAATAGCCCTCTCTGCTGAAAGAGGAATCATCCTCGCTGTTTCTGCATCATCTTCAAGATAATTTGTCAAATCTTCTATAAGCTGTTCGTCCATTTAATCACCTACCTTTGCTGAGATAAAATCTCTGATATTATTCCAGCCTTATTAGTTGCTGTCAGGGCATAGCCGTTATCACTTGCAAGTTGTCTTAACTGTGATACAGTCATATTAGACAACTCGCTTTCTGTATACTTATGTGTCGATTCGTCATAAACACTCGCTACAGATGGTGACTGGCTGTTTTCATCGAGACTATGCCCGGTTATTCCCCCGCCTTGGTACCGATTACGATACCACCGTTTGCTTTCGGTACAACCGGGATGAACATTCCAGAAGCTTTCGTCCATACTGCAACTGGATCTGGCGTAGCCCACATGGACATGGTAATAAAGGAACGGTTTTGCTGCTGAATGAACTGACGGTACTCTTTTTCCTCTGGTGTTGCGCCCCAAAGTCCAGTACCAAAAGAGCCATCCTGGTTAGATTCATACAGGGTAAATACATCTTCTTTGAAATATCTACCTGTTTTAACAATGCCTTTGCTTCTGTAACGGAATTTTTCGTCACAGCGATCAATTGTAATTCCGTACTCCTGCATGAGAAGGTTCGCAAGCTCCTGTTTCGTCAGAAGACGTTTGTTTGCTGCGCCAAGAACTGCGGTCTGCATTCCGGTGTTGTTTCTCATGTTGTTAATCATTTTAAGAGAGGTAATTGCCTTATTGACAACATAGCCGCCATCTTCTGCAAGCTGAACCATTTTCTGAATATCACCCATAATATCAGAATCTGGTTTAGACCAGTCTGTAATGGTAATTTTTAATTCAGACGGAACTCCAAAATCAATAGTCATGTCCACTTTGTTTTCTTTGATAACAAGTTTTCCAGTAGACAGTGCCTGTCCTTTCATAACTTTGGTTCTGGCAAGGACGGCCTCAAAAAGGTTTGTCGCGTCATCGAATACAAAGTCTGTAAGTTCCTCATTATCTGGTACACCGTTCTCGATAGCCTGTTGTAAGCTCTCGGACTGATTGAGCTTCCTTTTAATGAGAAGTTTCTCGGTCAACACCTTTTCAAAACCAGGTCTGGAACCGATTTCCGCTTCGGTGTCAAGGGCGTGTACAAATGCGATTTCCGGAAGCCGCTGTCCGCTCATAAGTCTGTAGTATTCAGCCTTCCAGTAATCTGTTTTTACATCCGGGAAAATAGTATCAAGGATTCCAGGTCTTTTAACAGAGAAATTCTGGGAGAAATTAAGTCTTTCTTCCTCGCTGATTGCTTCTAATACATTGTATGCCATTGCTTATTATCCTCCTTAAAATACAACTTCGGTTTCTTCTACAAACACAATTCCAAGTGCCTGTAATTCAGTTTTTGCAGTTGTGTCAACAGTTGCGGGAAGTCGGTCTTCCAGGACACGTCCGGCAACAATAACGGAAATTGGACGCTTCTCATCGTCTGTCATATCCACATCTTCAAACACAAGACCTTTTGCGCCGGTTTTGTTTGTTGGGTATACGGAACCTGCCTTAATAATTTTTCTGTCATTAACTGCAACTGCATTTGTCTGATCTGCTGTGTAAGTTTTGAGTACAAGTCCTACCTCAGATTCAAGGATATTCGGGGTAGATTCGTACTGCTTAATTTTCATGAAAGCCATGTTTTAAAATCTCCTTTTCTTAGAAATTAGCTGGTGCATTATCATCAGCCGGTTTTGCATCTGGGTTCATGCGTGCCGAATACTGTTTAGCGTACTCAGACGCTTTACTAGTTTTTTCCTGTTTGCCACCGCTACCACCTCCGGGATTCGGAGTATTTTCCAATGCTTCTTTCTCCCAAGCTGCTTTTGCGGTATCAAGTGCTGTTTTATTTGCTTCGGAAACTCCCTTAACAAAAGTTTCGACTTCTTTCATTGCATCTTCTGGTTTCTCATACGGTGCAGATGCGTATGCTTTAATAGCACTCGCGTATGTTTCGGTTGAAAGTCCTGCATTTGCGAACATAGAAGTAATTTCACTGGTAAGGGCTTTTTTGTTGGATTCTGCAAGCGCAGCTTTCAAATCAGCTAACTCCTTATCCACTGCTTCCTTTTCTTTCTTGCGTTCAGCTTCTAGCCGTTCTGCTTCGGTCATGTTCTGCTTTTTCAACTCTTCCAACTCTTTTTCCAGGGAATCTGCTTTTTCAGCTTTTTCCTTCAGAGAAACATTTTTGTCTTTCTCTTTCTTAGTTTCAGCAGAAATAGAATCAAGAAGCTTAGAAACCTGTTCCTCGGAAGGTTCTGCAACTCCCATACCAATAAGTGCCTGTTTTGCCTGTTCTCTTGTCATTGAAATCTCCTTTCTTCCAGTCCAATACGCTTTTTCAACACGGTTCGCTCCGCACATGGTCTGTACCCGATTTACGCTCACGGGCTGTTGCAATTTATTTGATTTTGGGTATTAAAAAAGAAGCCTTAGATTTCTCTAAAACTCCTTAAATAATCGAAATTTGGTTCATTCTTCGTTAGATGGAGAATTTGCCATTGGTTCTGTTTTGGACGGATTTTGAAACTTTCCGTCAAGTAATTGCTGTGCTTTCTGCATTTCCGCTTCCGGGTCTGCCAGTTCCGGGTAAATAGTTCCCAGATACGGTAAACTCATTTCGTAGACTTTCTGCGGATCACTAAATAGCCCACAAGTAATCAGTGCAATAAGCGGATGAATTTTATTTTTGAACAGATAATCAAGTGCTTGTGCTTTTACAAGCATATTGTCTGTTGGGTTTCTGGTTATCTTTACATCAAAATCTCTGGTTGAGATATTAACATCATTTGATGTACCACGGATAATATTCAGAATAATTCTAGCAGATTCCTTTTCAGCTTCCTTGGTGAATGCTTCTACCAATTTTGCATCTCTCTCTGCAAAGTCCCATCCATTGCGAAGGTATACAGCATTTCCTGTATCCCCTCCGCTATTGCTTTGGCGGTTTGGCATTGCTTCTACAATCAGCATATTATTGTAGATATCATCCTTCGCAATCTGGCTCTCTGACTGGTTCAGTTCAGCGGTCATCAGTTCAACATCTGACTGACAGCCATTTCCAGTATCTTTAACAGAGATAGCACCAAGTTTTACCATTTTCAAAAACTCGTTTTCATCTATCTCGCAGTTTTTAAACTTCATAAAGGCTTGCACAAACTGTTCCACGCCATTTAATCTATCAGACTGATATTTATTAATTGCATCAAATAAGGTGATTGCAATTTCAACATCTGAAAGTCTGTCGTGATTATTCGGACATTCAACAATAGGAATGCCACCAAAACCATTGATGCCGTAGTTAGTCACTTTTCCATTCTTGATTTCAAAAAACTGGTTCTTTGAATAACATAAATAATATTGCTGTTCATCTTCATCTTTTAAAATCTGCACGGAAAGCATTGGTTTCCCATTTCTCTGTGAGTATACAATGTAACAATCACCAGGATATGGAATAAAGATTCTAAACGGTGGTAAATCTCCGTTTTTTGTCCAGTCCTCTTCTTTCAGAATAGCCTTATAGGAAGTTCCTGTTGCACTCTGATATATTGCCCTTTGGATGTTTCTTGCATCTGCATTGGCTTCGTCCAAATAGTCATTCAGAAGGTCAACTTGCTCATTTATTTTTTCATCCGCATTTTTCTTTTTGCATACATATTGGATTGGCTCTCCACAAATCTGTCCAGCTTTAAATTTTACAGTTTCAAATGCGTGATTTTCAACCACTCTGTTATTAACTTCTGGACGGACTATTTTATTTCGGTATAATATCGGCTGATCGCCTTTCATGTACCGATACAAGTAATCAATCAATGTTCGGTTTCTATTATGTATGCCAATTGTATCTGAAACTACTTTTACTACATTTTGTGGAGTGATTCGGTCAACGCCTGTGTAGGCTACTTTTCTACCGAATTCTCCTCGGCATAAATCTACAAAATTCATTGTATTTCTCACGAGCCGAACCATCCTTTCTACAAAATAAAAAGCACTGGATATTTTAATCCAATGCTCTACTTTATATTTTACACATATTAAAAGTATTTTTCAGTATATTATGGTATCATCTTTCGAAACCTTTTATCTTTTTTACTTCTGCTATGGCTTTTAAATGCTTTTTTTTAATGTGAATCTCTGAATAACCCATCTCGTCTGCGATACGAACCAATGATTTGTACTCAACATAATGCTTAAATAGTATGTTGTATAGCAACGGGTCTTCAACCTGTTCTATGGTTCGGACTATTTCTTGTCTTTTTTGTAAAAATTCAGATATCATTTCTGAAATCTCTTCTCGCAGACCAAATATCTTCGCAATCATATCTCCCATCGGATCACGTTTTACAGAAGTTTGTACCTTTTCTCCAACAGGAATTGCAGATACACTTGTGGAAAGAGAACTGAGCTGTTCTTCTTCGATAAGCTTATTTTTGATTCTGTTATCATAATTTTCAATCTGGCGTAAATATTGAGCTGTAGTCATCATACTCTATCTCCTTCCCCACATAAAATTTTTGGTTGCTTTTACTTCTGCAAATCTTTTGCCGGCAAGCGTTATTGCAAGCTGCGTAACTCCATCGGCAGCGTCATCATGTTCATTATCACCAATATAGACGAATGTAGTTAATTCATCCATAGCCTTTTGATACTGTTTATCTTGATATTTCGGAGCCAAAAATATAAAATTTTGCTTAACATCCCCGGAATATTGATTTATTTTTTCTTTTTTTGCTTGTTTTGAAGGTGCTTTTGTACTTGTCGTGCTGCAAGCGTATTTATGTTCTTTCAAGCGTTCATTTACATAATAGGCATACATATCTCCACCATTATTCGCTTCAAAATTAATGGATTGAATATTATTACCCATGATTCTTCCAACAACTAATGGCAATGTTCCTTCTTTTGGTGCCGTGCTGAAAATCCAGTCATAAATATACACATCTCCATTTTCGTATTCTGCGCCCACTGGCATTGATAAGCTATCACCGCCACCCCACGCAACATCACAGGCAGAAACATTTTTAACAAATCCACCTTCTGGAAGAACGCCGTTATAATATCTCAATTCGTCAGCTGCAAACACAATTCCTTCACGTAAGAAGGGCTTTTGCTGATATTTGGCTTCCCATTCGTTAGCGTCTAATCTAGCTTTCATATCGACATAATATTTTGTTGAAAATCCAACGCCATACTCATAATCGAAATTCGATTTACCCTCATCATTCAAAGCTGGAATTTTTCTAAACCGATACATTGGATTATCGTGATTTAGCTTCTCGATTTTTCCGAGAGGGTCATATAAATTCCATCTGGTTCCAACCATAAGCTCCCTTGCGCCGTCAATCTTACGGTCAACCATCTTATTCAGATATTCTTGATATGTATTTTCTAATCGGGTGGGGCTTAATGAATGTTGTCTATCTCTTACAAGGTCATCCACATACAAATAACCATCGGAAGAAATATCAACGGCACCTGTCCAAGTACCTTCAATACCACGGCAAGTCATTGTTGCAAATCTATCTGGCTTGTCCAGGTTTATTTCAAAATCATCAGCACTCTGTTTTTGAAGTTTCGACTGTGGAAAAATTTCACTATAGTTGTATTCCTGTGTATTAATGAGATTAAGAAGTTCTCCGTAAAATCCTTTTGCCAGTTTTCCAGAATGACCACCCATGGCACTATGGCTATTTGGTCTTTTACCCATTATCCATGACATAAAGAAAATACACATAGTAGATTTTCCAACACGGCTTGGGAGTGATAAGCCGTAAAACTCTATCTTTCTTTCTTCCAAATCTTGTAGGTCTTTGGCTACCACATGTAGTGTTTTTTTTCGTGGAATATAAAATTTCTTGCTGTCCGGTCTATTTTTCTCCATATAAAGCAAGTAACTTTCAAATAAATGTGGTGCTTCCAGTAGCAAATACTGCCAGTAGATATCATCAAAATCACCACTGCCAGTTAATGCAGCACACTTCTCTGCTATGTTATGTGAGTATTGACTTACTTTCATAGCCATTTTCCGTGCTTCTTGGTTCTTTCTGAAAGGAAGGTCAATATTCATATTTAAGAGCAAATCAAGGCAATCTTTTTGATTCTGATAGATTGTCATGTCACTACTGATAATCTGATTCAGTACTGCCCGATACCATTCAAGCGAACCTTCTGTAATTTTTCCCATAAAAATAGAGCCAGACCTCCTTTCTTTTTAGGATTTAGTCTGGCTCTCATGTGGCTCTCTTGACTGGTTTACTTATTATTTAACATTCTCATCAGCTGTCATGTCTCTTGTATCTACGATGGTAGAAGTGTTACCTCCTTGAATCTTTGGTACTTCACCATTCCATTTATCAATCTTCTGTTTTTCAATCAGTTCGGGAGTAAGAGATTCTGCGATTTTTCTATTTGCTTCTGCTTCAGCTTCTGCTTTAATCTTAATTGCTTCTGCTTTTCCTTCTGCATCAATCTTTGCCTGTTCCGCTTGGATAGATGCTTTTTCTTTTTCCTGTTCAGCAGCAATCAGTGCAACTTCTTTATCTTTATCAGCTTGTACTTTGGCTGTTTTAGCTTCAATGTTAGCAAGTTCTAATTCTTGCTGTGCATTTACCTTCTTCTGAATTGCAGCCTGTGTTTCATCATCGGTGGAAATAGAAGTAAAGTTTACTGTATCAATAATAATTCCGTATGGCTCAAACTTCTGTTTAAGATATTCGTCAAGTGCTTCATTCAGTTCCTGGCGTTTATCACCGAAAACATCTGTTACTGGATACTTCGCAGTTACTTCCTGCGTCCATGCTTTCATCTTAGGCTTAATAAAAGTATTTTTCACAGATTCCCCGGATTGACCTTTGAACTGAGTAAATACATCAGTTACTCTGCTCTGATCGAATTTATAAGAAAATTCAAGGTCAACTTGAAGCGATTTACCATCTGCTGTTGGTGTCTTGAAGCTTTCATCTTTTGGAGAATCGCCCTTATCCTCAGATGTAAGATAAGACTGCTCGATTCCAACGGAATACAGTGAAGTTTTTACTGTTGGTGAAATCACATGCCATCCCTGTGTAAGTACATTCTTAGAGATTCCTCCGTTCATTTTGTACTCTACCGCAATGTAACCAGCCGGAACTCTCACACTGCACTTTGCAACACATATAAGTCCTGCAATGATTACAACAGCTAATCCAATTCCACCTAAAAGTCCTTTTTTCATTTATTATCCTCCTCTTTTTGACTTTCGTCTTTATTTAACTCATCAATAGCATTTCTGCCAATGTGGTTCAATAATTTACCTAGTGGTTGAAATAATTTGTAAAGCAGGAACCATACTACTGCCGCTCCACATATCACTAGAAATATAAATACTGGATTCATTCAATCACCTAACTTTCTACAAATTTCAATAAAATCTGGCTTACTAAGTTCTTTCAGCTTGTCAGCATATTTTGGAAATTCATGTGTATATATCGGATGACCTAAAAGTTTTTCTGCGTATTCGTATGCAAGTCTTCGGTCATCCCCTGTAAGCATACAAATTCCTGTGTAGGTTTCAACTACTACCGCTTCTTGTTTTGTCATACATATCCTTTCTTGATAAAATCATCTTTTTAATTCCGTAAAAATATTTTCAATTACTTTCCATTCTGCGAATACTGCCATAAACAGTAATGGTACTGCAGAAAATCCCCAATGATTTTCAATCATCATTTGAATTGTGGCTATCAAATAATCTGCTACCCATTTGGATATTATGAAATTCGCAATTATCCAACATATTTTTCTTGCCTTCTTCACTCAATAGACCTCCATTTATTTCCACGGTATATTATCATTTTCGTGTTCCAAAAAGAAATCAACCTTGTCAACATATCCTTTAGCTATCAGTTTTTTTACACAATCATCAACTCTTACAGGAGATGTATACCTTGTAAATTCATTTGAATATACAGTCTTGGCTGTAATATTTCCGCATATTTTGCATTTTTTTACAATATAAGCATTTATATAAGTACCATTTCCGTAATCTATTCTGTCATAGCATTTCCCAATTTCCTCATATAGGTGGGAACATTTTTCTTTAAACCAATTCATACATTCACCTCACTGGAATCCCTAATTGTTTGTAGGTAAATACGGCAGTGTACTTCTTCCCGCATTTGTAACAAGTTTCTGTAATGGTGCAAGTCTTTTCTTTATCATTGCATTTCGATTCTGTATCCGAACTTTTGAACTTGCATCCACCTGTCAAAATACATTTAATCCGTTTTGTGTTCATACATTCACCTCAAACTCTTTCTTGCAATTACTACCCTTACATTTCAGTTTCAAGTGCTGAATCTTCGTGTTTGGGCTAATCAGAAGCGCTTTCTTCTGGCAAAAAGGACAACAAGCGTATTTCGTTCCATTGATATTCCGTATTAATGCCTGTCCATTCCACGGTTCTGGTGGATTCATGTATTTAGAAAAATCTATTCCTTCGGATTCTAATGCTGATTTAATGCTCATTAAAAATCTCCTTAAATTTCTTCCTATTAAAACCATTGTATTGGTTTCCCCAATACGGATATTGCTCTAAGCATTTTCTCATATAATCGCATGGATGTGCTTTTGCAAAGTCAACAATTTCTTTGGCAGGTGCCTGCTGTACTTGTGTTCTCCATTCTGGACAACCTTTTGTTTTTTCTTGATCCATTAATTTTCCTCCGTTTCGGAATGCCATGCATTTTTCGGAAATTATTCTGGTTTATTCGATTTGGGGCAACTAGTGTCCAAAATAGTTCATTACTTAATTTAAATTCAAGTTCAATACTTAACGGCTTTCCTATGCTACAAAGTGTGCCATCCTCATTTTTGTGAAGAATACCACCTTCGATAACAGCACCATCCGAAATTGAAATCTCTGGTATTGTTTCAATAACTTTTCCATTACATGTAAAGAAATGCTTTAATTCTTCCTTTTCACCCATATCAGCACATCCCTTTGTTTTTCCTTAAATTAGCGTATCGGTCAACCAATGTGTCAACAGTAACAGTTAACTCGTTGATTCTAATACAGTCATCCTGGTGTCGTTGTTCATACCATTCTATAGATGGATGACCAGTATCTACATTTTCAATTCCATCAATCGGAATCTTCCAGTTATCATTTTCAAGAAGCTTTTGGTTAAGTGTCTCCGATAAAGCTTTATAGTCCAGGATTATATGCTGTTTTTTCTCGCATTCATCAGCCAAACGAACAACTTCATTTTTCAACTGTTCTTCTGTCCAGTTTGCCATATCCTCAAATTTCATATTTACCACCTCTGTCTTCGAAAATTGTCTCTTCCAAGCATAAATTTTTCGGCTGAAAAATTATCCTCTACATCAATATGTGCTTCACGGTCTTGCACATCATATCCGTTTGGGGTTAATTCAAGTTTTGCAGTATATTCAGCGACGCAATTGGTGCATTGCCATTTCACATTTAAAAAGAGTCCTTTTTCTATAAAAGGGTTCGTGAAATCGGCATTTTCACATTTCAATATTCCACCGCAAACAGGGCAATTGCGTTTATCAAGTAAATCTAGCATTCAAATTCCCTCTTCTCCCTATGCTTCATCTGGCATTCAATCATCTTTGCTATGTTTTCACGTTCCTGTTTTATTCCATGTCCCTGGCGAAACAACTCACATTCAAGAATATTTCCGCAGTGTGAGCATTCGTCTTTTATTTCTTTTCCACCTACTTCAATCATTTTCATCACCACAGTAATTTAATAAATAATTTGCAATTTTTCTAAGATCATTTTTCCCATACAGACGAATTCCATCTTTCAATTCTCTGTCAATCAGCCAATCAGCTAACTTTATTGGTTGTGTAGGTGGTTCATCTTTGGATTTTTCTATCTTAAAATCATCGATTAAACCACCTCTATTTATAAGTTCAAAGAGTTCACTCATCGGTACTATGCCTCCTTGTTTTCTGTCTTCTTTTCCCTCACAAAACTCGCAACAGCACTCTGGTTCAGTAAAGTCTGCGCAATATTCGCTATCACCGTTAAAACAAACCCATGTGAAGTCATCATGTTTTCTACAATTCTTACAACATTTTTCTTCCATAAACACCTCTTGTTAAAAAAATCCAGTGTGCCGACTTGAACGGCATAAATCTCCCAACGAGAAACACTGGAACTTTAGGGGGAAAATGCAACTTCTGGCAATGGCAATTTGCCAGATAGAAACAACAGGAATCGAACCTGTGTCACATGATATTCAATATCATTGCTCTACCACTGAGCTATGTTTCATATCACCGCCTGTCACGGACAGTTTAGAAACTGAGTTGATTTTCACATTTTATTTATTCGACTTTGATACAATCGTATCTCTCTGAATTAATTACATTTTCCATAGCTTCAATCGGATTGTATCCAAGATTCTGTAAAATCTGTTTGAAAACTGTTACAGATTGACCACTTGCAAGTTGCACGCCTTTTCTCTTGGAATCTGCATGGAATACATCATGTCTGCTGGCTACATTCCAGAAGATAACGTTTGGAATAACGTATCCGGCTTTATGGAACTTGTTTGCCATTTTATCATAAAACGACCAATTTCGATTTCCACAATAATCAATTTCCATATCAGAAATTACGACAATAGCTTTCGGCATTTCTTCCTGTGAAATATTATTTTTTTCTGCTATATCAAGCACCTTTTCAAATGCAGCTTTAAGGTCTGTACTATTGCCCCAATCAGCCCTTTTAGCATTATTGATTTTCTGTGAAATGGTTTCACCCTTTAAAACAACTGTTTCTGGATTGCTCGAAAATGTCATAAACAAATTGTGGTATGCCCCAACATTTCTTTCGGCAAAGTATATTGCCAATCCGATTGATGTTGCCATTGGTCTTCCATACATTGAACCGGATACATCAGCCATAATCAAAGCATTTGTTCCCTGTTCTATGTAATTTGGGAGTGCTTTCCATTGTGCTTCAAGAACTTTATTGTTCTCTCGTCCGTAAAGGATTTTTTCCACGATGTCATAAGGATACAAAGTTGAAGCGTTGATTTTAACTTCTCCTTTATCAGTCTTATTAATAAAATCATTAAATCCATCTGGATCATGTTTTGCAAAGGCCTTGCGATAAATCATCATTGCACGGCTCGGAACTTCTGGATATTTAATCTCATTCCATTTACCGGCAGACATAAGGCTTTCAACAACACCGATCTGTTTTCTCATGCTACGAACAATTCTCTTAAAGTTGTAGACTGGATAACCCAACTTCTGTGCAGTCAAGATTCCTAACTTCCTAGTTTCTCTGCTACTTGCATCAGCAGTCTTAATCCATTTAGCAAGTAAAGAAATTGCTTTTCCTTCATTAAGATTCTTCAAATCTTCCTCGAACTGATTTTTCATGGTTTTCCACATATCATCTTCCAATGGTGTTCCAATCAGTTCATAGAGGTCATCATATCTTCCGAACACTCCAATTAAATCGAGGTTTGGTCTAAGTGCTTCTGGATGATGTTCAGCCATGTAACGGATAATGGTTCGAAAAGTTTTTCTCTCTCCAAGCCCACAACGAATATCTCTTGCATAAAAAGCAATCTTTGTGGCAAAGAGTTTATCCTGTGCAAATGCTTCTGAGAATAAAGTGGTGATTCTATTTTCATCAGCTTCTCTCAATGCACCAATAGTTCCGAACAGGTCAAGTCTTGCATCACTTGTAGTATTCAGTGCAACTGCTCCGTTTTCGGTTCTTGTAAATTTGTTTTCTTGTTTCATTGCATTTGCAAAATCCATGTTTCTTCTCCTTTCAGGACACGAAAAATATAAAATATACGAATTAGATTTTATTTAAGTGAGTTGCTGTAAGCGTCCCATAAATTTCATGATGCTTTTTGGTTTCATAATTAACAGTTATGTACAAAATGATTGCTGTAAGCATCACATAATTGCCCCGACAGGATTTGAACCCATAAAATTATTTGCAGTGAAGAACACAAACATGTTCTAATCGGTTTTCCGTAACCGATAACCGGGGGCAGTGACGAGGGATGGATTCGAACCACCAACCTATGCCTTGTAATGGAGTAAATTGCTGTTATAGTCACAAACATGACTAATATTCTCATTGCTCTGTCCAATTGAGCTACCTCGTCTAAAAACCAACAATAGATATGCTAAAGTAAGATATCCTATCTACACCTGGTAGATGGAATTGCAGGAGACGGATTCGAACCGCCGTTCTCAAGGATATGAGCCTTGCGAGATTCCACTTCTCTATCCTGCCGGAACCCGGAAAAACCGGGTTAGCAATAGGTTTATCGTGTTATGCTTTCCACTATCTACAAGTTTTAGTGCTGTAGATTCACTGGATATTTTTATGCGTCTTTGGACGGCATCTCTTGAAAACTCCTTTTATTAACGTGCGCTGCGTTAATATTTTTAACTCTGAGATATACCAGCCGGGAAATCAGATCCATTTAGGCTACGCCGTATCGCACCTATAAATTTACCTAATCCACACGCTCAACTGGAAGTTTTTTCCACCCATATTACGGATGAATGGCATTTAGAAGAAATGGAAGCTCTGGGATTTGAACCCAGGACTTACGGCTTATGAGGCCGTTGCTCTTACCGCTGAACTAAGCTTCCTAAGATACCAGAAATAAGCCCGCCATAGATTTATTTCTGGCACTGTTGCAGTTCTTGACCACCAGCCGCAACAAAGGTTTTCTGAAACACTTTTAGATTTCAGAAAGTCTTCCGGGACATTTGAAGCCCCTTTAATCAGCCCCGTTGGGCTAGAAGACCGGAGTAAAAAGTGTTTCAAAAAGAACACTTGCGGAATTAACAAAACCGCAAACTGGGCTAGCTGGATTCGAACCAGCGAATACAGCAGTCAAAGTGCTGTGCCTTTCCGCTTGGCAATAGCCCATCAACCCCGGCGCACCATTAAGACCGGGGAAGTCGTGATATTAAGCTAAACAAGTATATAAATTTTCCGCTCTTACCGATTACTCTTTTCCAGGATAGGAATTTTCTTTTCAAAATATTTAATAATTCCTGGCTTATTCATCAATAAGAGCTTACGCTACTCTGGATGCCTCGACTTATCGCTTTCGTAGGCATTCCCGAGCCTACATGGATTAAGCCGAAGCGGCGCTTTTATGAATTTAACCCTTTCGATTAAATCAATCGGGATAATTCCAATTGGAATTGGTAAATACATTTGTCACTTCGTGCAAATTAAGAAAATATTCAGTGCAAAACATATTTCTAAACAAATACAGAATAAAATCTGTATTACGCTTGTCTTTCCTTCTTCGTCCAGTATTGCTAAAGTGCCGGCTAGAACCAGAACAAAAAATGCAAGATTTACAGCTGTTCCGATTACATTAAGTGCATTCATTTCCTTTTTCCTCCCCAATTAAGAAATTCAAAATCTTTTCTGCAATCTCTTCTTCTGGCTCAAATGGCATTCCACAGTAATTGTAGGATTCTAAAGCCGATTTTAGGCTTGCTTTGAATCCATTGTAAATTTCTCCGTGTTGTAGCAGTTCGTGCCTTAAAACTGAAATTGCGTCAGTAATTGATTGAGAAGTGACACCGATTTGTGCCAAGCATTCCATTTCAATGTCTGGGACAGCCATCATTTTAAATTCAACCACTGGTATTTCATCTACTGCGGTATGAAAATTTACTGATTTCACTCTTGGAACTTCATTTCCATCAATGAAATATTTTGTGCCGAGCCAATCATTGGGGTTGGGGTTTGTGATTTTTACTAAAGACATCTTCGCGCCCCTTTCTTTTAGTTTCACAGTAGAGAAGGAGGTGTTTCGCAATCTCTTCCAACTGTAGAATGTTGTATTTTGGAATTTCCCATGTTTTCTGCTCCAATAATGAAGACAGTGGAATTTTCTCAGTCGGTAGTTCGTTAGTTACTGTGGCATTGATAAGCATAGAGGCTACATCAATGGGGGATTCGGAAAGACTATCCTTATTATCACTTATTGGTGCGTATGGCACGGATAACTTTTTCCATTCTCCGTTTTTCTTTGAAAATACTTCTCCGTTTTGTACTTTAAGTATTCCAGTAGCATCTCTTGGAATATACTCTTCTTTTTCACATGAACGGACATCATTCCAAATACTGTATAAAAAATAATTCATCATCCTTCTTCCACCTCCCCGAAATATTTCTTGTAAAGGTCGATGTCTTTCATTCCCAATAATATTTTTATATTTTCTTTGTCTTCAACTTGCAAAGAGCCATAAGCAATATGTACCCACGTTGTTATTGTATTTTCTTCTTGATTCTCTTCTCTATAGCCATTGATAACTGTAAATGCTGAAAACCAATTTCCCTTTGCCGTTAAAAAATAAGTCTTTTCTGAATAACATGTATATCCGTAATGGTCGCAGTCAATATTATCGGAAAATATCTTTTCTGCATTTTCTGTGTTATAAAATTTCCCATCTGCACATATTCCACTCGAATGAACAACTATATTGTCTTTTCTTATGCGTTTGGTATCTGCATTCGGGAATTTCTTTTCGTATTCTTCTGGAACTGAAACGCCTTTTTTATTTTTTGAGAAAAATTTAAGCACGTCTTTTCCTCCCGAAATATTCATCAACTGCCTGTCTTACAATATCAGATGCGCTCCTGTCTGTCCGGTTCTTCTCTTCCAGGAGCCTTTTTTTCTGTTTTTCGGAAAATCGGATGCGGATGGATTCGGATTGTGGGTTATACTTTTTCATAGGTAGTATCCATCTCTACGGAAAGAATCGGTTTGTCATCGGCTTTAGCCAGAAGCGTAATACCTTTCCCATTCTCCCAAGATGATGTCATGAGTTGAATATTTGAATTTCCGGTTTCATTACAAATATTCAAAAGCTGTTGTGCTATATCCATCAACTTTGACCGAAGGTATCCGTCATTGCTTACTATTTTTTCCATCTTGTGCCTACCTTTCTGCGAATGTTATCAGTTATCACAAATCGTTTATTGCCTTTAATTTCTGATTAGCAATTTCGACCTGAGAAGCAAGTACGCTACGTGTCACATCTCTTATAAACGATTGTTCTAGTGTCATGCTTTCACTGTAAAACAACGTCGGAGCTGTGAGTACATAGATTTCAATATCCAAATTACAAAGCTGTCTCCATATTTCTTCGATTTCATTCTTGGTATTTCCAATATCATCAACTCCGCAAATAATTAACGAATCACCCTTTTTCATGTTTTCACAAAGAAGTCTAAAATTATTATTTTCATCTGCCAAATCGAAAATAAACGAGTCAATTTCTTCGTTCAAAAGTATCTTTTTCTTTGCTTCCAACGGGAACCATAATCCAGATTCTCTTGCGTATCCTATCTTCATGTTTTATACCTGCCTTTCTTGGTACTGCCTTATTTAGTGTTGGCAGAGAAACAGTTAAGGCTTACTGCTTTCGTGTTCGAATCACTATCCCTGCCATGTTAAGGAGAGCTTTTTTTGTTTTTTCGAGTGGTTTCGGTGGTGACTACCGCTGACTGGGGTTTTATATATACCCCCTCCAGGTCATCCAGTACGGACGCTGGCAAGTCAGCCCACCGCCCCATGGGAACCGCTGCCCTTGCCTGGTCGCTGTCTATCGGATGCCTTCGGCAGTGGTCAAGGGAATGTCAATGTCTTTAATATTTTATCTATACGACAAACACAGATTTGTCTTATAGATCTATTTATTTTTCTATACATCATGCACAATTATAATCGTTATTACTGTACATGTTGCACAACTTCATGCGTTTACTGCCTTTTGTCCGTCCATTGTGTACATTTTTACCGCTTCTATTGGTTCTCCCAGGCTTTATAGCTCCGGTTTTTCCATCTCTGGAAGCTCCAGCGCCGCTTTGTGCTTCTCCGCGATCTGCTGGGCTGTCTGCTGTGGTACTCCGTATTGCTGCGCGGCTTGTACTGGTGCAGTTTCTGCCATTCCATAGGCGGCTTTTGCAACAAATATCAAATTCGCATTTGTTCCGGTCTGATTATGTAATCTATTGATTGCGCAGTTTTTACAAATATCAAACCATTTTTTAGCCGTGTCACCATGTGATGAGTTTGTTCTATACACTCCATTCATCCAGTCAGTAAACGTTGTACGATTAATCCCAACTAAAAAGCTAAATACTTCTAGGGTTGGTAATACATGATATTTACTGCATAATCTCACATAAGTATTAAACATTTTATCTAATAGCTCTATATTGTCATTACTTGGCTTTTGTATATGATCTGCAATATAAAAAATCATATCTACAAAGCTATCTGATACTTCTTTCTTATAGTTTTCGTTATCTGGTGATATACATAATACAGTATTTATATACTCATCAGCATATATATTAATATTATCTAAATAGATATCTACGTCTTGTACATTTACTGTATTATCTTTCATATTATCACCTCACTTTAACACGTTAATTTATAAATAAAAAAAGAGAACAACCCAAAATAAAAGTAACCTGTAATCCAATCACTCTTATTTTTTTATCGTTCTCTTTGGTAAAATGTCGTAAAAAGTAAATTTATTTTTCGTTGCTGATACCTTAGCACAGTTTTTAATATCTTGTCAAATTTAATTTTGCATAAAATAAAACAATCTATTTTGTTAATAATTAATAAATAATAATTGGGGTATTATATTATAATCTTTATTTATATTTATATCTTATATATTATTATACGGTACTGTATAGCATATCTTTTAATAAACTCCAGCTTTAGGAATCTAGGAAGGGCAGAGAATAATTATATAATTATATATAATATAAGGGCGAATATATTTTCACAGATTTGCATAATAAAAGCCAGACCTTCCAGGAGTTTCTATCCGGCGTGATCTGGCTTGTTATGCGTGTTATTTAATTAACGATTCTGTGTACTTTCAGCCTCTGCCCTTCCTGAGTTCCGTCAGCTCTCGTTATCTGATAGCCTAAAGAAGTTTTAGAAAAATGTCAAGCGGTATTTTAAAAATATTTTTCTTGACAATTTGCCAAAAGCTGTGTTATTAAAATATTAACAGGCTCGGCGGCGGTCTGTACTCTGTCCATAGCCGCCACAAATAAGCATATTAAAAGCCCCGGGATAATTTCCTAGGGCTTTATTTTTATTCTTCCTCTTCTTCCTCTTCTTCCTCTAACCATATTTGACACTGCTTGCCGTCCTCTTCGTAGCTGATAGCTTCACCAGCTTCCAGGCGTTCCCGCCAGTCCTCCGGGTAATTCTCCGGTCTGTAAATACAGTTTCCCGGAAGGAATTGATTTCC